CTTTCCCAGCCAAAGACAATTTGCTTCTTACCTCAGAAGTCATGTCAACTCTATTGGCGATATAGTTCAAGTTATAAGGAGGATGTTGGTCAAGAAGCCTTTGTTCGGCTGCATCCAAGACCTGCTTGTTATTCAGACACACTTCAATTACTCGGAACTCAAAGTTATCAGTACCATACTTCTTCAAAGCATTGGAAAGCAACACAGCATGGCCATTGCCAGCAATGTGTTGCTTCCAACGCTTCTCAATCGTAGGCGATTGACCTGCGTACCACTTTCCATTTATTTTATTTGTTATGGTGTAAGTTCCACAAGTCATGATAATCTCAGCTTCCCGTCGGGGTCAAAGCGGCGAATGGAAAACGAGTTGTTGCATCGGTGTTCACCCTGTTCATTGGATTTGGCAGCTCCCAACCCATTCTGAAGGTAACTCTTAACCCGATCATGTCGTCCTGTCCTAAGTTAAACAGAATCTGGCGCGGGCTGGAATCATCAGTGATAACGCCTTCGGTCAACACTTTGAGCGTAATGTCCTTGCGCATTGCCCACACCAACTGATTGTAGTCACCCGATACCATGTTGGCAGCCAACTGATTGAATGACCCGTTGATGGGGAACTCAAGGCGAGAACCATCAAGAGTGTACGGCGTAGCACTATGCATATCCTGCACGAAGATAGGCAAGCCTGTCGCGGACTCCCGAAGAGCACGCAATGCCGCGCGCATTTGCAAGCGGGCAACATGCCCATTGACAAAGAAGCCGTCTTCTTCAACCTTGGCGATTACTCCATCCACACCCATGATAGCATCATAGAGATCCGCGCCGGTTGTGTCAGGAACCTTGTGTGCAGCGGGCATTTGAAGCATGATGCCATTTGGCCATGCATCGGGTACATCGATACCTTTTACGCCAAAGAATACCGAGTAATCGATTTTTGCACCGATTGCCGCGATGATCTCAGGTTGGATCTCGCCCCATACATCGTACTCAGAGTCATCAAGCACTGTTTCAGGAATGACCACAATGCAGGCCATTTCCTCAGCGTTAATGTACTTATTCGCCCAAGCCATCGCCGTGGTCTGCTTGATCTCAGAGAATGTCTGAGGGTGACCGCTTTCGGCTGTGCGCCCCTTTTCACCCACGAAGTACACGCTGGGCAGGGAATTAAGAACCGGCATGCGCCGCTGTGAGCGGGTCATGTTGGGGAGACGTCGGGCAAGACGAGTTACCGTACTACCTTCTGAGATATTTTTGAGAATTTCGCGAGACACGTCTTCTGGCATAAGAGCTTCTGTGTCACCACGACCTACATAACTTCCAAATGTAGCCATTGCTACTCCTTATTCTGATTTGACTGTCTTTGCTCCTGCAGCGTTACGGATGAAGTCATTGATGGAAGTGCCTGCTGGTTCATCATCTGTACCAGCCCCTGCACCGCCCTTACCTTTTGGCTTCACCACTGGACCAAATAACTCAGGAGCAGAGGTTTGAATTGCCGTCCAGTCAGGAAGACCGGATCGGGTGAATAGATTGTCAGACTTAGCAAGTGCCCAGGCAGCTTTCGCATTCTTACACTGCTTGCCTTGTGCCTCAGCATAGAAGTCAGCACGCTTATTGGCTTCATCCAATGCATTTGCTTTCTCAAGCAATTGCGTTTCAGCAGCGGATCCCTTCTCAGCTTTCTTAGCTGCTTCACGCAGATCGGAAGCCATGCTATCACGCTCTTCACGAGTCGCTTTAACCGTATTGAGTAGGGTTTGATTCTGAGCAGTGTACAAACCTTGCACTGTTACCCGTTGATCTTCTGGTAAGGATGCTACATACTCATCCCAAGTTGCGGGAGAAGTTGCACCACCAGAGCTTGCTTCGTCTAACATCATAAAAAATTTTCTGAACATCACGTTCTCCTTTTGGCATCACGCCTTTTAGTTATTATATCCTCAAATTTACTGAAGCAATTGCGAGGATTATCGACTACCCAACATTTCCTCGAGTGTTCTGACCCGAGGAGAACTTCCCCATATAGGGTCATAGTTCTTACCTGCTATCTTTTTGAGCTCAAATCCCTGCCCTTGCCACAGGTCATACATTCCTGAACCCAGCATGTCTTTTTGGGTAGCAGGGCTCTGACGCTCAAACCATTCTTGTCCCATCTCCCGCACGATAGGTGGAGCACCTTTGACAATAGGAATAGTAGTACACCTGCCGCGTGGATGATCGTCTAATACTTGATCTACAGGGATCTTCTCGCCATCAAGTGCAAGGCATGCCATACAAGTTCTTGCATCACGGGCACACAAACGCTCATGCCATAAAACAACACCTGACTCTTGATATTGCCTTTGCGTAGCAATTCGCCATGCTCGCAGTTGTTCTGTACGCGCGATGAGGGTTATGCGTTCTAATCCCATTCCCATACGCTTGGCCATGTCAGCAGCTATCTGATTTATACCTAGACCACGTGTTGATCCTTCAAGCAGTGCCTTGACAATGCCATCGAGGCTCTCAGGATAAGCTTCTTTGAGTAGTCGATTGAGAGGTGTTCCATCACCAAGCAGCCCCGCAAGATCTGTAACCTGATCTACAGATAAAGTGTTGAAAGATATACCGAGATTGAATTGAGACTTGATAGCTGCCACTGCTCCATCAATACCATGCTTGGCATATAGCAGCTGTTCGGCTGTTATATCCTTCGCAGCTTGATTCTTTGAATAGTTGAGAACCTGCTGCTTGAGACTAGCATTGAGTGTCTTGTATCTATCCATGCGGGCAATGAGTTGTTCAGTTATTACCTTACCCGCTGCCTTGGCATCAGCAATCTCTTGCGCAAGTATCAGCATATCACGTTGCAATGATCGCTCGATTTGCAACCATTGCTTTGCCATACGTTGCACCTGCAGGTCTTCACGCGCGAGCAGGGCTCTCCTGTTCTCACGGGCAAGGCGAACAACTAATGGGTCAGGGAGAGGAGGATTATTTGCCATCGTTTAGATTATCTGAGTTTGAACCATCAGAGTTTGTGTTATTGCTCGCATCACTCTCAGCACGCAGTCGCTCAAGTTCCTGTTGCGCCAACTTGGATTGCTTCTTATCTTCCTCCTTGACATCTTTCTCCATTTGAAGCATTTCATCCTTCGCCCACCCTGCCCTGCGCACAGAAGTTATCAATGGCACACCTGACTCAACCTCAGTCTTGATTGTTTGAGCAGATGCCAATGGCTGATTACTTGTAACAGGTTCCCATACAGAAGTAATGGCTTTCTTTTCAATCACTATTCCTTCAAGCTGCAACATGAACGCCGCAAGTGCCTTCCATTCAGGATCATACCCTGCAATGCGCTTCTTGACTTTCTTGACAAGAGGTGCCTCCATTGCAAGCAGTGCATCACCGCTCGGGTCACCACCATTGAGCATAAGATAATGCTTAGGTGTTCTGCTGATAATAGCCATCGATTGTGACACGTGATCTATAGCCTGAATGTAATTTTCAAGGCTTTTGTTACCTAGTTCTATAACAGAAGCAGCTTGTCCTTTGCCGTCACCCCCTGGGATAAACCAATTCACACCTGCTTCATTCTTCAAGTTACCTGGGTCCGCCTGAGCTATGATCGCTCGCTGATTGAATGTAGAGAACTCAGATCCTACCATCATATCTGCAAATAACTTGTTGACTGCATCTTGCAGGGAGATCTCTGACTGACCAATCTCTTTCTTACCTGATGTACGCCCGGCACGGAAGTGAAACACAGGGACAATACCGTGATCATGAGACTCAATTCCTCCATCACCATACTTAGGATCTGGCTGCATGTTACTTGCAGTAGTAATCCATTCCCCAAGCTTGCTAACAGGACTGATCGCTTTGTAGTGCTCAAGCTTATCTGTATAATAAAGAATCATACATGGGTACCTATCCTTATTGATCCATAACTTGGCAGCGAACCGTTTCTTAGTAGGGCGATAAGTATCATAGAACATGTGACACATACGCGGGTCATTGAAGTAGACATCAAGGATCTCATCCTCCCCTTCCTCCGCATCTTCCTTCCAAGCGATGACATACGCTTCACTGACTACTGTAGCAGCTTCATGAACATCATCCGCTAGCAGACCCATTTCATACTGCTCCCACATCTCATCTAGCTTTTTATCCGCCTCATCATTATCAGTAACATCGAAACCTTTGAGCACCAAGCGGTCAAGCACAGCATCAACCACAACTGCGATCCAGTTCTGAGCGAAGTACACACCGATCTTTGAGAATGCTTTTTTAAGACGTTCTGTTGAGTACCGCAAAGGGTGATTGCCACGATAATAATTATATAGCAGGTCATACACCGGCTTCTTCTTTAGAATAGTTTCAAGCGCAAGCTTGACGTCCTCACTAACTGGTTGAGTGGTAGTGCTTGTTAGTTTTATAAGTTCAGTTGCCATTGACGACCTCTTTAGTATCTTCTAACTTCTTATCTGGCTCCACAATCTGTTTGATGACGCACTTGTTGCATACGCCATAAATCTTATCCTTGTTGGCATTTATGCAACGACATTGTGCAATGACGTCACCACAAAACTTACATAGCTTTATAAAATGAGTCATTAGTTTCTCCTATGCCTCATACTGACGTGCTTTTGCACGGGGTATCATGTCTTGTTCACTGCCATAACGCCTAGCATCAATCAAATGATCTTCCCCAACAGGCTCATCTAACACCTGCCCTGTCTTACGATCTTCTTTCCACTTGAGCATGCTGAACTCATCACGATGATAAGTGCAGGTTGTATCAAATATAAGTGTCTGCTGCTTGAGCCATTGTATTCCATGTAAGACTGAATCAGGTCCCTTCTTTGCATGCAAAGCATTCACTCCATGCAGTTTCAATTCAGCAATGCTTTTTGGTTCGGCACTATCCCAGGTTATAGGCTGTGTACCTGTTACAAGACCGTTCATATCAGTGACAGGAATGAGATCTTTAGTCTT